AACCAGTGCTGCAAGAGCTTGGCGATTTTTTAGGCATGTGGATTGTGCCATTGATTCAGAATTTCATTAACACGTTTATAACCGGGTTTACAAATATAATTGTAGCCATTGCGCCGTTTATCGCTGCTATCGGGAACCTGCTATCAATTATCGGGAATTTCGTTGGAATGGTCTTTGCACTGCTGACGGGAGACTGGGCATCAGCCTGGCAATTTGGACAGAACATTCTACAGGCAGCAGCCGACATGATCAATAACATTTTGCAAGGTTTGGCAAACGTCATTGCCCTGATCGTCTTAACCATTGCTGAGGAAATCCGCAATGCGTGCCAGTTTATTTATGACAACACCATTGGAAAGCTGATAGAGCTGGCCGCCGGAGTTGCCGCAAAGTGGGAAGAGATCAGGGGCGATACCGCCGCAAAGTGGGAAGAGATCAGGAGCACGATTGTCGAATCAATCAGAGACCTACCTGAGACATTGCAAAACTATGCGGTCGAGATGCTGACAAAAATGGCCGATGGAATCAGGCAGACGGCAAGTGATGTATATGGAGCCATGACCCAACTGGCAGAGGATTTAAAAACAAAATTCAAAGAAGCCCTGGGCATTCATTCACCGTCATCGGTATTTAAGGAGTTTGGTTACAACATTGTTCAAGGGTTATTAAACGGCCTAAACATCGATTCGATTATGGGCTGGGTTAACAGTATGATTGAACAAATAAAAGGAGCGTTTGCCGGAGGGAACTTTAACCTGCAGGCAGCCATTGAGTTTATTGGTACCGGTGCCGCTGATTTTTTCAAAAGCATTGGTATTGGTGGAGCAAAAACAGGGGACATGTCCGCACCAGTGTCGGGCGACATAACCAGCGAATTTGGATGGCGAACACATCCGATCTATGGCGATCAGCGTTTCCACTCTGGTATTGATATTGGAGCCGCCGAAGGAACACCAGTAGGAGCTGCCGGGGCCGGTACCGTTACACAAGCCGGATGGAATGGCGGCTATGGTATGTCCGTTACGCTGGATCATGGCAACGGGTTATCATCGCTGTATGCACATTTATCAGCCATACTGGTAAGCGTCGGGGAAGTAGTGTCAAAGCTGCAGACGATCGGATTAGTCGGATCAACCGGCGACAGCACTGGTGCCCACCTGCATTTTGGTTTAATGGAAAATGGCGAATGGATTGACCCAAGTGAATTGTTTGGGTTTGATGTCGGATCACGATATATTCCACAGGATATGGTGGCGCTGGTGCACGAGGGAGAGATGATTGTACCAAAATCTGAAAACCCATACGCCAATAGCAGCGGCCAGATTATGCCAGAATCAACACGATCAAGCCAACCGCTGATTATCCAGGTGACATTAGGAAACGGAAAAATACTGGCAGAGGCACTGCTTGATAATATTGACGATCTGATTGGGATTAAAACCGGAAAGAAAGCAAGGGGGATGGCATGAGAGCAGATGTAAAAATCGGTGACAAATGGATGGAAGCCGACATGGGCTTTATCTTTAACAGCAAATCGATATCACCACCAGACCCCAACCTGGTCACAATTGAAATACCGGGGACATCAGACATTATTGATCTGACAGAATCAATATCCGGAGACATTGAGTACAAGCGGCGAAAAATAACGATCAAGCTGGAATCCGGAACAGGAAAGGATAGTTACTACGGGAAATACGCAAAGCTAGCCAACTACCTGCATGGAAAGAATATGAAGGTCATATTTAACAAAGACCAGGGATATTACTGGATCGGTCGCATAACAATAGCATCAGCAGAACCAAAAGTATACGGATCAACCATCACGATCATAGCCACCGTTGACCCCTATAAATATGAAACGCAGTCATCGCTTGAGCCGTGGCTGTGGGACACATTTTCCTTTGAGGATGGGATCATCCGAAACTATTACAATATCACGGTACCGGGCAGCCTGACAATCGTCGGCCGCCGGAAACGGGTATGCCCGAAGATCATCTGCTCCGGAGCCATGACGGTGACATACCTGGGGAACACATACCAATTGACAGCTGGGGAAAACATGATCACTGACATCTTTATTGGAGAGGGCGAACATGTCCTGACTTTCGGTGGATCAGGGACGGTATCGGTCGATTATCGAGGGGGGTCATTATAATGCCTAAAGTAAGTTATCGTACCCACATCGAAAATGAAGGGTGGAACATCCCGGTAACAGACGGCGCAATGTCCGGAACAACTGGGCTAGGACTCCGGATGGAAGCCATCGAAATATCATTGCTGGAATTAAATGGTCTAAACATCGCCATGGAATATCAGGCCCACGTCCAAAACATTGGATGGCAACCGCTTAAGTCGGATGGCCAAACTGCCGGGACCACTGGCGAAAGCCTACGTCTGGAAGCACTGCGAATTCGCCTGGTGGGAACAGATGCAAAGAAATATACCATCAAATACCGGGTCCATGTGCAAAACATTGGCTGGCAACTGTGGTGCAAAGATGGTGAAACAGCTGGAACCGAAGGGGTAGCACTGAGGGCCGAAGCCATCGAAATAAGACTGGAACGAATAAAAGAAGATGTTGTGGTTGTTGTTCCGGACAAACCAGAAGATGACCCGACGCAGATAATCGTACCGATTACCAACCCTAACGCCGCTATACCACCAGAAAAAATACTGTGCGCCAGCTACTCAACCCATGTCGAAAATTATGGATGGGGAAAAGAGGTAACAGATGGACGCTTGAGCGGTCGGGTTGGCCAGGGACTACGAGTGGAAGCACTGCGGATATTCCTGATCAATACCGGGTCGCTTGATTTGGGCGTGGCCTATTCCACCCATGTCGAAAACATCGGTTGGCAGCCAGAGGTGGCCAATGGCCAAACTGCCGGAACCACTGATCAAAGCCTACGCCTGGAAGCAGCAAAGATAAGACTGACCGGAGCAGATGCCGACAAATATTCGATCTGGTACAGATTCCATGTCCAGAACGAAGCGTGGCAGGAATGGTGCCGGGATGGCGATATTGCCGGAACAACTGGTCAGGCGCTGAGAGCAGAGGCAATACAGATCATAATCACACTTAAGTCACAAAGCCTGACCAGAACCCCGGGCGATGCGCCACTGATTGCCATCAATTACCGGTCGCATATTCAAAACTTAGCCTGGGCTGCCTGGGTAAGGAATGGCCAAAAATCCGGCACAACCGGCCTGGGCCTCCGGATGGAAGCGATGGAAATAAAGCTTTCATCATTGGACGGATTAGACATCGGGGTTACATACCGGGTCCATGTGCAAAACGTTGGCTGGCAGCCATGGTATGCAGACGGAGCCACTGCCGGAACTGTTGGCCAAAGTCTCCGGATGGAAGCCATAGAGATTAAATTAACCGGCGCTGATGCAAGCAAGTACACAGTACAATACCGGGGGCACCTTGAAAACTCCGGGTGGACAAGCTGGAAGAAGAACGGCGAAACGCTGGGGACAACCGGGCAGGAATTGAGACTGGAAGCAATATCCATCGTATTAATTAAAAACGTGGATCTGAATGCCAACATCACCAACGAAGTAAAAAACAAAGCACCTTACCTGCAGATATGGGCTTCGGACTTTCCAAGGGCTGACGTACTGCTACACGACATCAGAACAGAGCACCGGGTTTTAAACCCGAAAGTTACGGCGGGGATTAACAAATCCAGCGGATTTACCTTCACCATAGACCCGACCCATAAGAACTACAATTTTCTCCGGAAGATGCACACAACCATCTATGTTTATGAAATTTATTCAAACAAAAGAAAAGACCTGGTATTTGAAGGCCGGATATTAACCGACGACGAAGATTTCAACAAACTTCGGGCCGTGACCTGCGAAGGGGAATTGGGATATCTGCTGGACAGCATTCAACGCCCGGCGAAATATATAAACGTCACGCCAGAGCAATGGATGACGACGGTTCTGGACAATCACAACATGCAAGTGACATCAGACAAGCGATTATATATGGGCATCTGCACAGTTTTAGGAGATGGCAGCGGAGTTGTTATCTCAACCGCTTACCGATCTCACATTGAGAATCAATCATGGTTGACCTGGGTAAAAAATGGAGACTTAAGCGGCACAACCGGATCAAGCCTCCGGATGGAAGCGCTGGAACTGAAACTGGAAAACACTGGCAGCGTGGACATTGGAGTAACCTACCGGGTACACCTGGAAAACAGCGGCTGGCAGGAATGGAAAGCCGATGGAGCCACGGCCGGGACAACTGGGCAAGGAATACGGATGGAAGCCATTGAGATCAAGCTGACCGGAGCAGATGCCGGGCTATATTCAATTCAATACCGGGTCCATGTCCAGGACGAAGGATGGCAGGATTGGAAACAGGACGGCCAAACAGCCGGGACAACCGGGAAGGCATTACAAGCCGAAGCCATTTGCATTATCATCGTGTCAAAAGTGGATGGAACTAACAGCAAATTAAAAGACAGCTTATTCCGGGAAAACGAATATGTAAACACCTTGGAATTAATTAAGACAACAATGCTGGACACCATGGGCGGTGTGCTGGTCATTGAGCGGATCGGCGGGATAAAGTTTCTAAACTACCTTGAAAATTATGGGTCTGTGAATTCGCAGCCGATTAAATTCGGTGTCAATCTATTGGACTACTCAAAGATTGCTGATGCCAGCGGGATCATCACCGCTCTGGTACCATACGGGAAAGAAATTGACGGGAAGAAGCTTGATATATCATCAGTCAACGATGACTGCGACTATATCTATGACGAAGTGGCCGTGGCAGAACACGGCTGGATTTTTGACAGCCATGAATGGCCAGACATCGACAACGCCGCAGCGCTTATGGCGGCTGGCAGATTATACCTTAACGGCCAGGTAAAAGAGAGCATATCACTGGAACTTACAGCGGTTGATCTGAGTATGGTCAATGTCGATATCCAAAAGTTTGAAATTGGCGACATGGTGAGATGCGTATCAGAGCCACATGGCGTTGATGTGTTTTTGTCGGTCAGCAAAAAAGATCGTGACCTGATGAACCCCGGGAATGACCGCATTGTTTTGGGCGGCGTAACCCAATCACTGACAGACCGGATAAGCGGCCCGCTGGGTGGCGGGATTATGGGGTTTGCCTTGACGACAGCAAACAGTGTTAAAAATATGGAGTATGTGGCGAATGAACTATCATTCCTGATCCGGATAACCGCTGAGACGGTCGAAGAAAATGAGACCAGGCTAAACGAGACAGAGTTTAAAATGACAGCATTTGAGATTAGCTTGAGCGCCAAAGAGCTACAGATAACATCGCTATTCGAAGGAGTTGGAGACTTAGAAACGGCTGTAACACAATTAAATACAGATACACAAAATTTACGGCAAACCGTCAACGGACTCATTGGAAGCAATGATGAGTTGGAAGAAGACCTAGGATCATTAGTCAGTCGAGTTTCTACAGCAGAGCTGAAAATAACACCAACAGCCATAACGGCAACTGTGACTCAAAGCTCAACATATCTAAATGATATAAACGGGATAAACACAAGGCTTAACGCTGCAGAGCTGAAAATAACACCAACAGCCATAACAGCTACAGTAATGCAAAGCACAACATATGCCACAGCAATGGCGGGGAAAGCGAATGCTTCAGATCTTGGCACACTTACAAATAGAGTCGATGCAGCAGAAGTAAAGATAACACCGACAGCTATTGTTTCGACAGTCGTAAGCAGCTCAACCTACACAAACGCCATGACTGGAAAGGCAAACAAGGTCACGCTGATATCAGAAATTAACCAATCAGCAGAGGGGATTAAGATAAGCGCTGAAAAAGTAAATATTACCGGCGTTGTAACATTTGCGAATCTGGCCACGCCTGGGGAGACAATTATAAATGGTGGGAATATATCAGGAGGAAATCTTAATTTTTCAAACTTTTCATGTACAGGGTACATACAATTAACATCAACATCAACTAATGCCGGGATGGCTTTTCAACATTCGCCAAGCGGTAGATTTGGTGGGGTATATGCGACATCTTCATATGGAGCAAATCTTTATTCTGGATCAGGGGGGATACTATTAAGAGCTAATGATGGTAGTGATGTTACGGTCACGTACAGCCTAAAAGCCAACAATTTGATATATACAGCAACTGGTGGATCTGAAAAAATATCAGACATTAAATGGGTGTCTAACTATGTCCAAGTCGGAACAACTGTGGGGGCAAAAGGGATAACTGTTTGGGATTCGGATAAAAAACTAAAAACGAATATTAAAGACTCAACAATTAATGCCACCGGAAAGCTTGCGCAAGCTTTACTGCGATCATTCAACTGGATTTCAGACGGACGATTAGATCAATGCGGGTTTGTTGCCCAAGAAATCGAAAGAGCATTAGGAGAAGAGTTTGTCCTCAAGATCAAACAACCAGACGGATCAGTGAGCTACCAGATTAAAGAATATCCATTCATCCCATTACTGGTTAAGGCTGTCCAAGAACTTAACGAAAGATCAATGCGCCTTGAAAATGAAGTCGCAATTCTAAAAAGCAAAGGAGAAATACAGTGTTAGAAATAATCAAAGAAACGAAATTCAAAGGAACGTCAAAAGTTGGAGAGGTGACGGCCAAAATTTTTGAAGCGACAATCAATACAGCAAGCCCGGAAACAATGACGTTTAATCATTACGTTGTGAACTACGAAATCTACAAATCAAATCGGGCTGCAATCGGAGCTGAACAATTGGCATTTGAAGACGCAGCCTATGCCTTCCAGGATCAATTGATTGCAGAACAGGTGGCGCAATAATGAAGGTTAAAAATATTGACATCATCAATCATTTAAACGCATTGCACGAATTATCGGACGTGGAGCTGCCCGTCCGGTTGACCTATGCAATAAAAAAGAATCACAGGCGGCTGGTCACAGAGTATTCAGATTATGACGAACAATTAAAAGCGCTGAAAGAAAAATACAAAGGCGATACAAAGTCTGAGGAGTACGGTAAAGAATTACGGGAGTTATTAGACATCGAAGTAGACATTGAATTTCACAAAGTCAAGGAAGATGTTTTTGAGACTGGCGACTTTTCCATCACGGCAAGACAGCTTGAGGCCCTGGAATTCATGATTGAAATTGAATAGGAGGAAAAAAGAATGGCTGACATAAGTAATTCACTGAATCAGTTTAAAACAGCATCGGTAGGGGAAGACGTAAGAGATGCATTTGTAGAGACGATGACGCTTGTTAATAACGACAACATAGCGATTAAAACAAAGCAGACGCAGATTGAAACAAAACAAACCGCCGCCGATATCGTCAATGCCAATATATCAGCAGCACTAAGCAGTGCCCAAACAAACGCAAACGCCGCCGCCGCTTCGGCATCAAGTGCGACCACCAGCGCAAATCAGGCCGCAGCTTATGCCGGTCAAGCACAAACGGCAGCAGGGACGGTTCAAAGTAAAGTGGATGCCGCCGCAGCATCAGCAACAGCTGCAGCCGGATCAGCCACAGAGGCAGATACATCAGCAGAGTTGGCCGCAACAAAAGCCGGTCAAGCAGCAGCATCGGCAACAGCCGCATCAGGGTCTGAATTAGGAGCGGCAACATCAGCAACCACAGCCACACAAAAAGCCGCCCAGGCTTCGGATCACGCCACAGCGGCATCAACATCAGCAACCACAGCCACACAAAAAGCCGCCCAGGCTTCGGATCACGCCACAGCGGCATCAACGTCAGCAACAGTAGCCGGAACAAAAGCGACCGAAGCGGCCGGATCGACGACAGCGGCACAGGAAGCAGCGACCACAGCCACAACAAAAGCTGGGGAAGCCGGGGACTCAGCAGCAGCGGCAGCAGCATCAGCCGCCGCCGCAGAGATGGCAACAGGCGTAACGGCAGAAAAAATAGCAAGTTGGGACGCCAAAGAAGATGCTGCCAACAAAGGAGTCGCTGGTGGGTACGCTGCCCTCGATGAAACCGGGAAAGTTCCAACAGCCCAATTGCCGGTAATGGATGGCCATACCCACTCCAACAAAGCAATCCTGGACAAAATAACTGCAGGCACAAAGGAATCATACGACCTGGACGGATTCGGCGACATGAAGAAAATTACCTATGATGCAAATGAAAACGGGATTGTTGACAATGCCGAAAAGGTAAATGGCCACACGGTAGAGACAGACGTACCGACCGGGGCAAAATTTACAGACACAACTTACGCCGTGGCAACCCAAACAACAGATGGATTATTTGGAGCGACGGACAAAATAAAACTCGATGGCATCGTCGGTACAGGGGTAATGACAGCAGCGGAGATACTGACAGAGATTAAAACAGTCGATGGATCGGGAAGCGGCCTGGACGCAGATAAACTTGATGGGAAAGATGCGACAGAATTTGCTCCGGCATCACACGGGGTTCATGTGACATTTGGTACCGGAGTAACAACGCTGACAAGCGGCGGAGCTGGAACAACCGGCGTTGCCGAAAGCCTGTCAAGAAGCGACCACACCCATACGCTGCCAGTGTATCCGGATTTAGCAGGCCACGCAGGAAATGCCGGTATCCATGTTACGTTAGAAAAACAGACAGAGTGGAATCAGAACACGACCGACATTGCTGCACTCTATGGGCAAACCGGAACTCTGGGCGCAAATGACGCCGCAGCCCGGCGTGAGATTATCGACATGAAAATTAAACTCGATGAGATGAACGTGGCAGAATTTCTTAATAAAACCGGAATCGGGTTCTTTGATATATTTGAGGACACCAGCTATATCGACACCGCAAACACAACGGCGACCGTGGCTAGTGGAGATGCGACATTTGCAGGATCAAAAGTATTGCAAATGAAGCAGCAGACATATGAAGGATTCACAGAGGTGGAGCTGGCGATTTATGACATGGAGCGAACACTGTTCGCCGTTGATGTTGCAGTAAACAACAGCTCAACAATCAACATGAACATCACACCGGGGTCAAGAACAGTCGGTGAAAAATTCTGGTACAACGGAGAAATTTACACAATCACCGGGGTAACAGGATCATGATGAAAGTTTTTGACAGGGCCAGAGAATTAATCGACTATACCATGGTAATAACTGACAACACAAAGCGATTCCCGAAAAAAGCCCGCTTTACATTCGTGGATCGTATGCAAAACATGACACTGGACATCTACAAGAAACTGGCCAAAGCAAATGAGTTGCCGGTTAATGACAGGAAGGAGGTTCAGATCGATGTTTTAAGCGAGATAAATGTTTTTCTGGCCCTGGTTGAAATTTGTCATAAGCGCCAATACATCAGTGCCAGGACAATGGAAACATGGGTTAAAAAAATAATGGACGTGAAATACCTGACAGCCGCCTGGATGAAACGAACATAAGAAACATGGGGCGTTTTCTGATTCTCCGAACTCCGGCAATTCGTATAACGCCCGGATCGTCAATTCGTCCGGCGCACTGAACAACAACAACGCCTATAATGGCAATTATGGGGTTCGCCCGCTCTGATGCAAAACTTCGACTGAGTAGGGAAACCGA